AACTATTGTTGTATCATAAACATTTGTTACCGTAGTACCTATTGGAAAATTATCATGGGATACTATCATGCCAATTTTAATACTTGTTATATCATCAGCTGAATTTGCAGTTATTTTATAATCTGTTATATTCCAATCTAAATTTTCTACTATATGAGAAGATTTTTTTGGTATTATTAAAGAACCATCAGCGTTTTCAAAAGTCAAAGTTGTTCCAGAATTACTTTGTGTTGGAAGAATATTAACCCCAGCACCATCGTCTATTTTTATAGTTGTTATGCTACTTGAGTTAGATGTAGCTTTAACAAAAGTTCCATCTGGAATATAAGGACCTTTAACAACCATTCCTACCAAAATATCTTTATACTCAGCATCTAAAACTATATCACTAGAACCACTGTCTAGCGTACCAACAGCCTGTAGTATATAATCTCCATCATCGTTTGTTACAGATACTAAAGGAGGATTAGAAGTGTGCTTAGTATAGTACATTGGGTGTTTTACACCAGAAGAATCTACCCAACTAACCTTAGTATAGTTTACGTAATCATGAGGCAGCATCATAGTTAATGTGCTACCAACTTCTATTTCTTGAGACTTTGTAGATTTAAAAGTATCAAAGCTAAGCTCTGCTAAAGCTCTTTGTGCGTGAAAGGCTACGTCTGTTCTACTTGCTTTGCTTATAATTTTTTCTTCACCTACATAAGCTATCATAAACTGATTTATAATATCATTTAAAGATACAAATTGATAATTACCTAAATCGTTACCACTGTAGTATTGTTGTTGTGTTGTATTGTCTAGTAATCCCATTTATTATGCTTTTTCTTGTTGAGTACTCTTTGTGTCTTCCTGTGCTCCTATTTGGTATAGTTGTCCACCTATCGATATACCAGCTAAAGTTAATATTCTAATAACTAAATTTGTTTCTTCTGACGGATGTAGTTCAAAATTATTAGATCGTGTTGCGTCGTATAACGCTTTTTCATTAACTACTATATATCCCCATTCAGGTTTTGATGGTTTTTTTATATAAGATATTCTCACCCTATCACCCGAGCTAACGTTAGAGTCAGGATAGGGATATATTTTTATTCTGTCCAAACCATTACCAGTAAGGTATCTAGCGTATATAGGTCTTTTTTTAGTTGGCCTTGTTAGTGGACTATTTACGTAAAGCTCTAATTCACTTAACTTGACTTCATCAGCGTAATGATGAATAGGCTCAGTTCCATATTTTATCCTTATAGCAAGTAGTCTATAAAGGTCGTCTAAATTACTATCCAACAATATATCACCAAAGTTACCCTGTATACTAATTGATGTATCTTCTTTCTTAAACATACTGACCTTGTCCTCAAGATTACCTAACATGTCTGAGTGGTTGGTACTATTACCATTTAATCTACCAAATTGATTTATATCGTAAAAGTACTGCTCTAATATTTCTTTTTGCGCTTGATCAGCGAATAGATTAAACTCTTGAGGAGTTACATAACCTCTCTGTTCTTTATTAGCTATTGCTAAAACTTTTTGATATACTGTATCTACGTTTACCGCCATATTTTTTTTTATTTATAGTAATGCAACCACCCCGAAGAGTGGTTGCTCCACTATAGGGTGATTAATTATTTAATCGTTTTTCGATATTTGCATAAACTTCCATACCTTCGTCAGTTTTAAACCATGCAGCTAAAGCTGAATATGGATGCTCATCAAAAGGAACAGTCATTAACTTTCTATTATTAGAACTCCAAGAGAAATGTCTTTGATCAGGAGATAGTCTTAATATCCCTAATTCTGTAGCTCTAATACCAAAGTTTCTAAGCATAACGTTTTCGTCATTTACTAAATCTAAGAACAATTTAGGATTCCTCTTAGCAAATATAAGTAAATCACGTTTAAGCTCACTAGAGCTTATGTTAGACACTTTAGAACCCATCTCTACTCTCATAACAGCCTCAGCCATATCTATATCTAGATTCTGAGCCGAATTTAATGCTGCTATTTCTAACTCAATATCTGCTAATTCATTCTTAGCTCGTACTTGAGGTTTTACCTCAGAAAATATCTTGTCTCTGTGAGGGTGATATAAAGAAAGAAACTTTTGTAAAACTTGTTTATTTCTAGGTACATGAAGAGCTCCATTTCTAAATATAATATGAGATAATCTTTGATCTCCTTGCATTTCATCTACAAAGCAAGTTCTTTGATTATCACAATACTTAAGTTCTCTTTCATATCCTTTTTCTTCATCGAAATAGTAGATGTTTGCTGACTTTATCATTTTACTTAAAGGTTTTTTATTTCTTTTTAAAACGTAAGTCCTAGTTTTTACTTCCCATTCATCTTTTTTTATTTCTTGTTTTGGTTTTTCCATAACCGGTACTTCAACTTTTGGTTGTTCTACAACCTTCGGTGTTTCCACCGTTTCTTGTTTTGTTTCTTGTTTTTTTGCCATAATATATAATATAATAAAAGTTAATAATAAAGAGGAGAGCGGAGAACGTTTGCGTGCATGCCGCCCTCCTCTTAAAATATAATGATTAGTTCATTAAGAAGAAGTTGTTAGCTCCTTGAGTAACTAAACATCTTTCTGATAGATAGTGAACTTCCATCGCATCTAAATCAGAAGTAACAGCACCAACTGAACCTGTAACCCAAGTTTTTAGGTATCTATTATCTGTTTCAGAAGCTCTATAACGTACATGTAAGAATGGACGTTTTAAGTTTCTACCTAACATTTGATCATAAACTGAACTTACACCAGCTGGGATCATAACCCCTCTGATAGCTCCAACAGTATTAGTAGCGTTGATACCACCTCTACCATCTTTCTGGTTTAAATATTTCCAGTCAGATTTATAGAAGTCATAAGAACCTCTACGGAATCCAGCGAAACCTAAGTTAAGCGCCATGTCTTCTGAGTTGTTGAATACTCCGTAAGAAGTACCACCAGCTCCATAAGAATTCATAGAAGCTAACATGTCATCCATAGCTAGAGACGTAGCTCTGTTTACAAACATCATGTTTTCTTCAATAGCACCATTAGCATCAAGTTCTGCTAAGATAGCGTCAAATTCAGCTAAATCAGTAGCAGGGTTAACACCAGTAACACCAGAAGTTTGATTTCCTCTAGTTTCAATAGCGTGGAATAAACCTTGATGACCGAAAGTATCTCTACCAGCTTGAGATAAGAAACTGTCAGCAGTACCTTGATCAGCATCACCAGGAACAGTCTCAATCATCGACATCTCTAGGTAATCCATAAATCTCATTCTAGTTTCAGCTTCAGCTTTAACATACCATAAGTAACCTCCAGTACCATCTTCTGAAGAAACTTCTACCCAACCAATTTGAGCAGCATCAGATCCTGATACAGCGTATTTATCTTTCATGATAATTGGTTTATTAGTATAAGTTGTGTGATCTGGTTCGTTTTGACCAGTTCTACCTGAAGCTCCTTTTTCGTATTCAGAACCAATAACTAATATAGTTAATGTAGTTTCATCATCAGAACCTGCAGAGAAACCAAGCTCACCTAAAGTTAATGTACTAGAACCTGTATCGTATACAGCTACGTCAAAAATTGATGTTGCTGTAGCAGAAGCATCTTCAGTAACAATAACTACAGCAGTAGTGTTAGCGTCAGCGATTAATAAAATATCGTTTTTTCTAATACCGTGAGTTGTTGTAATTGCTCTACCATCTATATCTGATTCGATCGCTATCTGACCACCAACACCAGCTGTACCACCAGTTCCAAAATCTGTTGCTACGGCAGTAGCATTAGATACGTAACCTTTATACGCTAAATGTAGTCTTCCTTGCTCAGACCAGATAACCTGATCAGATTGCATAGCTTCCTCAGCTCCAACCTGAGATAAAAAACCAGACATTGTTCTGTTTCCATAAGCTTCAGCTTCCTGAGCCATAACATCTGGTAAATATTGACTTGCCCAACCATCAGCGGCTGTTGTAAAGTCTAAGTAATTTGAGGCTAACGCTTTTTTCACCGGTGAAGGTGTTAAATTCGCAGCCGTTGCACTTGTAATTGCCATAATTTATTTATTTTTAAATTGTTATTTTCTATTTTTAATTTTAAACTTAAAATCAGAAGAATTGTCACCTAATACCTTAAACTTTAAACCACCAGATTCAATCTCTCCATGTGATTGTCTAGGACTCATATCTACATTTTTAGACTTAGCTATACTATTTTTCATAGCATCTGCTTTACCTTGTTCATAGAAATGATTAGCGATAGCGTCGGCATTCATTGCTGTGTATAAAGATTTATGATAACCCTTAGCGTCTTTCATTTGATAATTTTTATCGAGAAACTTTCCCACAAAATTATTAATGTCACTTTGAGTTTCTTTAACCTTCGTAGCATCTTTTACATTAAACCTAAATCTCTTTTCACCGATATTATATTCAAAACCCTTGAACTTATCGTTAAAAACTTGATTGGTCTTATTAATGAAAGCTGATTGTTGTTCCTCTGCTACTTTCTGACTTTCTTTAGACTCCTTGTTGTATCTATTAAAGAAATCAATAGCTTTTTGTTGATCTTGGGTCAACTTTGACCCAGCCTTAATGTCTTCATAGTATTTGGACTTTTGCCCGTCCAGATGGGCTCTAGCGCTGGCAACTTGCTCTTTTAACGCTAATTTTTTTCTTCGTATATCTCTTTCTTCGTCAACTTCGTCATCGTAAGAGAACGAGTCTTCCATAAGGAAGTTAATTTCTTCGTTATTTAAATGAGGTTTTGTTTGTTTATAATATTCATATAATAAATTATTATCATCTAGTTTACTATAATCTTGATTAAGTTTTACATAATCCTCTAAATCACCACCAGTTTCGTCCATAAACTCCATTAGTTTTTGTACATTTTCTGGTAACGGTTTTCCAGTTGCTTCTGATTCGGCTATAGCTTCTTCAATCTGTTCAGTAACTTCTTCTACAGTTTCTTCAACTTGTTCGCCTGTTATTTCTTCAACTACTGGTTGTTCTTCATTTTGAACGGGGGTTTCATCCCGAATGGGCTCTTCCCCTTGTGGTACTTCTTCAACCACTTTTTCGCTACTTTCGGTAGGTTTTTGAACATCCACTTCATCTGTTTTTTGCTCTTGAATCCCATCGTTTTCTTCTGTTTTTGGTGGTTTACTAAAATCAACCTTGATTGGTTCATTGTTTTGTTTGAACTTTTTCATAGTTGGTTTCTTTTTTACTTTTAGTTTTTCGACTTTGTTATCAAAAGCCGGTTTTTCAGCAACATTTTCAGTCACCTCTTCTTTTTCTTTTTTTGCCATAATATAATATTATAAAATTAATAACTATCTAGGGTCAAACGATCCTAAATCAAAATCACCACTTAGTATATCATTACCTGCTGATTCAAAGCTTTTAGCTGGTTGACCTGTTTGTCTTTGTTCAATCAGTTGCGATTGTTGACTCGCTTGTATCCTTGTTCTTTCATCCTTTCTATCTTCCTTCTGTTTTTCTTTTGTTTTCATGCCATCAACCTCTATCCCTTTCAACTGCATATTCATTTGAAATTCTAGACCCATTAGCTCTTTTTTAATTTGAGCCTCTTGATACATTTTCTGCATATCAAGTTGTGCTTTCATTTGTTCCATTTGAGCTTTTGTCTGTGCTAGCGCTTGATCTTTTTGTATTTCCATTTGAGCTGCAGCTTGCTGAGCTTGCGCATTAGCCTGTGCTTGCATTTGTATATTTTGCTGCTGCATCATTTGATCTCTTTCCAACTTCTGCTTTCTTCTTATCTTCAATATCTGGTTTGCTAACTTTATATTTTTAATCTCTCTAAGATCAATAGCGTCTTCTAATTCTATACTTTGTTGAGCTAAAGCTTGTTGTATATTATTCTCCAATAACATTTTCTCTTCTTCATCTGGAGATAGTTCTATAAATATACCAAAATCATATAAATGTAATTCTTTCATCTCGTCCAATGTTGCTACATTGTGAGAACCTATAGCTTGTATAAAGGCACTTGCTGTTGGAGAGTACTCTAGTATATCAGATATTCTAAGCGATAGACACTCTGCAGTTTCTGATGTTAGGAATAATCCAGCTTGCAGTATATGTCTTGTTGCAGTATTACTATTTGCAGCTGCTAATTTTTGTACACCAACTAAAGCATTTTTATCTGGAGTTGCTGCATCTCTAGCTTCATTTAGCCCTGTCGTATCTCTTATCATTTGTAAATAGTAATTATAATTACCTATAAGAGCTTGCATTTTATTACCACCAGAGCCAGATGTAATTTCTTGTATTGGAACTTTACCAGGATTCATATCTCCTTCAGAGGTGAAACTTCGTCCTATTACAGATCCAGTTTGAAAAAACATGTTCAATGCTTCTTGTGGACTATAATTTGTACCATTACCCAAATCTATTTCAGCTAAACCATCAGCATCTAAATAAACTCCATCTGGAACCATCCGTGACATTACTTGCTGTAATTTAAGGTGTGTCAACTGTATCATATCAGCAAAACCAGTTATTCTACTTACTAAAGATTCTATTTTACCTCTATACATTCTTGGAGCAACAATAGAGTAGTTCATTTTAACTTTTGTATAATCACTTTTAGGACGCATCATATTCTTTGCCATTTCCCATTTAAGTAATTTATCACTACCTAAAACTATAGCACCCTCATACAGGGTCTCTACATTTCTTTGTAACTTTGCGAATTGTCCGTCCATATCTTCTGGTGGATTAAAAGAATCATCTTTAGGTATTACTTTATCAGCACCAGTACCTGTTTCCTTTATCTTATAAACTTCATGCATGTAAGTTTTATAATTAAAATAAAGTATATCTACTTTGTTTTTGTCGCTGCTATTATCAAACGATCCTCTATAACCAGAATAATTAGATCTATGTTTAGATTGTTCTGAAATCTCTTTTAATTCTTCTTGACTTAAATATGGAAATTGTTTTACTAATTCGTTTATATGTATAGTTTTTATTTCTCCTACATAATATATATCATCAAAATATGGAGACTCTGTATATGAGTAGACTAAATTTGCTGGATCTACATAGTCTATAGTTACTCCTTCTGATTTATTAAATCCTGTCTTTACAGCACCCATACCTAATACAGTAAGATCGTAGTAAAATTGTTTTTTTATTAACTCATATTTATTACCTTCCATTAAAACATTTATAGCTTGCTCTTCGGCTAGCTCTACAGCTTGCTTGTAAGTTAACTGCATATGAAGTTGTAGTTCTTCTTCACTTTGTGGTAATGTTGCTGGATCATTTTCGTATAAATCTAAATCAAAAGCTTCCGCAGCAAAATCAGCTATATCTTTACTACGCATATCAGAAAGTATAGAATCCATATATGCTGTACGTTTAGCAACTCCATATGGATCTTGTGAATAAGCTTTGATGTCATATGTTCTTTCGGCTATACCGTTTACTACTATATCTACAAACTTAGGGATAATAGGTACGGGTTTCCAATCTAAATTAAGATAGGATAAATCACCGTTTATAGACAGTTCGTCTTTATATTTTTGTATTGATTGTTCTCCACGAGCGTATAATCGTAGAGTGTGGAAGTTGTTTTTGTTAGATAAATATCTATTATAGCTCTTATTACTACCGTAGTTTGATCGTTCAGAACTAAACCATTCGTTTTCTATAGCTTTAGCTATTTTCAAACCATAATCGTAGCTCAATTTTTCTACGTCACTTACAACTTGAGACGGGAAATTATTTATAACAGACTCTGCCATACTATTGTTTAATTATTTTTGAATTGTTTCCAGTATTACTATACTTAGAAATATTTATATTTAGTTGTGGTTTTTCTACTTTTGGATTAGGTCGGTACAAATGCCTATTACAAGCCATTATAGCTAACCCAGAACTTATCGTTGCATCAAATGCTGTTCGTTTATTTATATCAAATCTACTCCAGTCATTTAATGTTCTATTGAAATACATAGTACCGTAACTCCCATCTTGCGATAATCCAACGTGTGCTTGTATGTACATCTCAATAGCCGCAGCATGTGCTTGTTTTATATCTTCGCTTGAGTTTGGAATTCCTCCTACTTCTTTTTCTGCTACGGATAATTTGTTCCATATTTTATCCGGTCTATTCATACTAAAACCCCTGTAACCTCTTCTTCTTAAATAATAAAGAAGTCTTGGTTTGTTATTTTCTGCGAGTAGAGGCATTCCGTAAAAAACTAATGCCATTAACACATCTTCAAAAAATATATCAGCTGTTTGAGGTCTTGCTAGATATTCTAAGAAAAAAGTATTTGCCGGAGCATCTTCCATAGAAAATTTAGTTAAACCGTGTAAAGAACCTTTAGAACCTTTGCCATCTACTGTTCCTGATATATCATACGAGTCACATCCAAAAGCTCCCATATGCTCGTTACCTGGATACCTTGTACTACCTTTCAATATAACCGAATTTTGTAAATTTATTGGAGGTACCCAACTTACTTTAAACCTGCCTTTTGGGTCTGGATAAAATATAACTTGCGTATCTTTAATTCCATTCACCCATTGGAAATTTCCTGTAGTTAATACAGAGGAATTACCTATACCTTCATTATAATCTATTTGCTCGTATATCTTTACTAAATTAAATATACTGTTTTTAGCTTCATCTCTAAATGCGTGTTCTGTTGTTCTTGGAAATTGTCTATAAAACTCGTTTAAAGCATCGTGATCAGATTTTAATCCATCAGCCTCATTACTCCAATGTTCTATTATACCTACATCTATTAATTCTTCGTCTGGTCCGACAACATCATTGTCTGGATTATCAAAGACTGGATATCCGTATTCATCAATAAATCCTTCGTAGTTCCACTCCATTGGGATAAACAAAGAGTAGAGACCAGACTTAGTCTGACCGTTTCTATTCCGTTGTGTGACATCTGACGCATTATATAGTTTTTTAAAATTATCACCTCCTTTATCTAGCGCATTACTAGTTGAACCCATCATACATTTACCAACTATTCTACTACCTAATCGTAAACATGTTTTTGTAACTCTCCAGTTATTTAATATATTATCTGGTCTCTCCCATTTACCACTCTCATCATGTACTAATAGGTTTAGTTTTTCACCATCATAACTATTATCTCCAGTATTTTTCCAATCAATAGTCGTATCTAATCCTTGTAACTCTTCTAGTTTCTCATTAGCTGTTATTTTCTTTCGAGTAAACTTACTGGCAGGTACTCTATATGCTAATTCTGTTTTAGGTCGATCCATACCATCTTGAATCGGTTTAAAGAAAAATGGGTAGTTTATTGATATTGGTACAACTTTATCTGTAAACATTTTTTTAGCATCGCTACCAGTTTTAGAAAGTATCCCATATCTACTATCACTTGCTAGAGTAGCTAAATTAACAGTTTCTGCAGATGACATAAACGAAAACCCTGATCTTCTATTCTTTAGATAGCACATTCCATAACATCTCTTGTCTGCCTTACAAGCTTCCCAGAATATATAAAATAGTCTATTTGCTTCTCTAAAATCTGGAGCTCCAACATCAATTTTACTCCATTGTAGATACATATAATGTGTACCTGTTATGTATGTTTTCTTACCTTTATTAGTAAACCAAAAACCGTCATCTCTTCTTTTGAACTCTTCGTCTATATAGTCAAACCATTGATCTTTAGCTTCATCTGGATAGTTTCTCCAATCAAATATATTTTTAAGCTTACTAAGTTCTTTAGGTTGTTCAAGTTTTACCCACTTATTTTTCTCGTGTTTAAACACATCCTTAGGAGTTTTGGGTAAAGCTATTTTTAAGTCTTGTATTTCATATATATCACCTATTACTCCATTCTTTGATATAACTATTAAATCATGTTCTTTGTTATACCCATACTTCCATTTTTTTCCACGATTCATTCGTGTAATGGTAGTTCTTTTAACAGGTTCTATTATTTTTACTAATGTCTGCTCGTAACTCATTTCGATCTTCCTTCTGCAAATCCTTTAAACACTCTTTCTTTCTTCTCTTCAGGTTCTTTACCTTCAAGAATATTCTCTTCCTCTTGGATTCTATTAAGTATTTCAAAAGCATCAAATATGGCGAGTTTTTTGGTAGCGGCAGCATTCTTAAGTCTGTCTGCAGTAATATCATCTCCGCTATCAACAATAGCTTCTTTCGCAACTTTGATAAGCTCATCAACTGCTTTATGTCCAGCTTGGATTATACGCTTCTTCGTCTCCTTGATATTCATATTTGATTGTAATTAAATTTGATAAAACTCTATATAGTCTTTTGTTATCTATAATGAACTCGTATTCACTACCTGGTTTAAAACCTACTAAATCACCGTTATTAACGGTACCATCCGAATATTTAACTATACCGATTAAAGGCTGTTCAATATTCGTGTCAAAAGCATCTTTGTTTTTTAAAGGTTGTACAAAACAATATCCATTAGGAACTCTCCACTTACCGCTACTTTTATAAAGAAATATTTGATCGCTGTTTATAAAATAAGTTTTTTCGTTAAAATAGCTCCTGCTGTTTTTTTCTTCACCTCTCTGATTATGCCATCTACGAAAAACATTATGATGAACAATTACAGTATCACCAGCTTTTATGTCTGTACTACCAATTATTGGGGTAGATATAACTTCTGCTAATCTGTTTACGTATTGATGATTAAAAATTTCAGTATTTAATACAAGTTCTTTATCACCTATTTTTTTAGTATTGTTATATCTTTCTCCTATTGGTGTTACAACAAAGTTGTAAACACTTTTCATTAGTACTCTAGATTATACTCTACAGATACAGCCATGTTTTTATTAAAGTCTTTCCAAGGTAATACATCTTTGTTTTTTTTAATATAAACAGAAAACTTATCGTCCTCTTCTATTATATCACAAATTGTATGTCCACCATATACTTCTTGACCAACAGCATAATGCATGGCATCATTTTTGTAGTCTTTACCTACACTAATCTTTCTTATTAACTTCGCCATTTTCTGGATAATTTATACTGCCGTCTTGAATGTTGATATCATATGTACCGTATTCTTTATTGAATGTTTCTTGCAGTGAGGTTAGTTCATCTTGGATTCCAGCTATACCATGTAGCATACTGTGTTTTTTGCTTTCCATTATACCAAGTTCTAGTTGTGCTCTATTTATAGCATTAACTATACTTTGTACTTTCTGTAATTGACTATTACTAATTTTTTCTGGTCGAAGATCTTTAATCTTCGGTGTTTTTCTTTTTGCCATTTTATTTAATTTAAGTTAATTATTGTTTATTCGTTTTCATACCAACCGTTAGATATATTATCTACGATTGTGAAAATTTGTGCTTCAGTATATTCTGTTTTGCCATTTAATTCAGATGGTGTGTTACCTTGAAACGAAACTAGACATTTATCTCTATCTACATTATATCTAACCGTGCTACTTGATGTAGTTGTTAATTTACTAAAATCAAGACTTGATAATTCGCTAGGTTCTACTATTACAT